TGACACCGACGCGCTCGGTCGCGCGGAACGCGAACGCGTTGGAGGTGAACAGGGCGTGCTCGGAGGTCGCAAGCTGCACGCCCCCCGAGACCTCGCCGAACTTGCCCGCACGGTCGAAGTGACCGTAGAGGAGCGGGATCGAAGAGGTCGCCGTCGCGGAGGGCATGACCTGTACGAATCGCCCGGGCGTGCCCTGGATGTTGAAGTCGTAGTCGGTGCCCTCGGTGGCGAGGAGCGACTGCGAGGCGAGGTCGGTGAACGTGGTGCCGAGACGGGCCGCGAAGAGGGGAAGAAGCACGTTGTAGAAGAACGCCTTGTGGCAGGCGAACTCGGGCTGGCCGTAGCCGGCGTAGTGAGGCAGCGTGCCCTGCATGGCCTCGATGTTGGCGACCGTGAAGGCCGACCACGCACCCGAGCCAACGGTCAGGCCGGCGATGTTGCCGATCGTCCCGTCAACGCCGAGCAGCGCGGGGCGGAAGCCCACGAAGTTGCCGTAGGTGGAAGTGCCGTCACCGTTGAACGCGGCTTTGTCTTCCTTGTTCGCCATGTCCTGCGCGAACTCCATTGCGACCTGATCGCCGATGTTCACGGCCGAATCGTTCAGGAGCTCGTTCGAGACCTGGCAGATACCGCCGAGCGTGCGAGCGGTGAGCTCCACGTTGTCCACGTTGAGATCGGTGTTGGTGTACGCGCTGCCCTCGACCTGCCACGCCGTAGAGACGTTGCCGCCCGAGCGGGGATAGAGCTTGGTGCCCTCGGACATGGGTGTGACGCCCATGGCCTTGCGGGCAACGCCGAACTCTTCCTTGATGTAGATGATGTCCGAGGAGAAGTCGCCCGCGATCAACGCGCCGGCGCTGTTGAGGTTCGTGGTCGTGCCCGTCTTGCGGAGGATGTCCCGGTCGGACGCGGCGTGCGGGTTGGGCACGCCCATCTTGCGGAATGCCTCTTCACGGACAGCGGCACCGAAGCCGGCGGCGGCTTCGTAGGTGTGGAACTTCGCCTGGCGGCGTTCCTTACCGACGCCGTGCGTCTTGATCTTCTGCTCGTAGCGGTGGCCGTCCGAGTCCCGGCGCAGAACGGCGGGTGCCGCGGCGCGGGAGATGTCCGAGAGGCGCTTGCGGCGCATCGACTTGGCGGGGGCGGCCCCGTCCTCGTCCTCTTCCATCTTCTCTTCTTCGGGCTCGTCTTCGGCCTGCACGGGCTCGGCGTCCGAAGTGACCTCGCCCGAGGCGGTGGCCCCGGTGTCGGTGTCTTCGACCGTGACAATCATGGCCTTCGCGTGAGACTGAACAATCTCAGCGACGCCGATGGCCTTGCCGGTGGAGTCCTGAACGTCGATGCCTTCCTTCAGAATGAAGGCGCACACCTCGTCGGGCGTGCTGGCACCCTTGTAGCCGTGCTGGTCCCTGAGCAGGGACAGGAGCTGCTTCCATCGCATTGTGATATACCCCCGTGCCAAGTGTGGGCACGATAAGCGTGTTGTGAGGCGATTGCCCTACGCTCGGCGTGCGGGGGGTCATAGACCGGCGCACGGGGGAGGCGGCTGCTTGCCGTCTTGTTGTCGGGGCCCACTTCGGGCCCCAAACGCCCCCCTCGGCGGTAGGCTGCCGAGGGGGGCGGAGAGGGAGGAGAACAATCCCACCACCTGCACCGCACCCGCGCACACTACACAATATGCAGGCGGGTGCAAGCGCCGCGCGGCGAATCAGTCCAAAATAATAGTCTTGGGCCTCGGCAGCACGATCGTCTTGCGGGGCGACCTCCACCCGAGGGCGTCGGCGGTCTTGCGATGCACCCACCCCTTGCGCATCATCTTCTCGAGCGCCTTGGCCGAATCGTCGTCTAGCGTCGGGCCGTCGATCCACGCCTCGGGGTTGCACGGCATCGCGGTGACACTCAGCTCGAGCCACTTCCACCGGCGGACAACCGACTTGGCCGGGCCGTACTTCGCCACCTCGTCATCGTCCGGGGCGCTGTGCTGCTTGGCGATGAAGCCGATAGATGTGCCCCGGATGACGCCCTCGCCGATCAAGGCGCGAACGTCGCGGCCTACTTCGGTCTTGTCCGTGATATAGAACTGCGTCTTCCACCCGTGCCCCTTGACGAGCCTGTTGCGCCGCATGGTGCCGACGGGCATGGCGCTGTAGTCGTGATTCAGGTAGATGGCCCGGGCGTCGTTGAAGTAGACCGGGTTGCCGGCACCGTCTACCTCGCACCCGTCGGGCAGAACTACCTCGTCGTCGCCGTCGATGGCGGCGGTGTTGGATGTGGCGATGAAGTCGCCGGCGTTGCCCACATCGTCGTTGATGCCCGAGAGCGACACCTTGACGCCCACGGAATCGGCACTGAGGCCGTAGTGTTTGGCAATCTGTTCGGCGAGCTTCATTCGGCACCCCTCATCACAATTCGGATATCGCATCGGCAATTCGGATGAACCGGAACGTCCAGATCCATCGGCAAATCATTGGTGATCGTTGATCCGTCCGCGCCCGTGATCGTGCCCCCCGCGGGGATCATCGGCTGGCTCATCGGGATGGTCTTCTCGCCGTAGTTGCGATTCATCTCCACGCACAGCGGGCACGCCTTCGGGGCCATCATAAACCGCTTGCCGGCTACGTTCGGGTGCGAGGAGAACGCGGCCTTACGGCCCTCAATCTGCGCGTAGGCCGTCTCTGTGCGGGCGATCATTGACGCCTTCGCGTCGTTGTCGATGACGGACGACACCCGCATCTTGAGCTCGTCGATCGTCTCGCTCTCGTCCAGTCCCGCGATGAGGTGCTGCCGGATGTCCTCGGTCGCGCTCGCGTCCACCGATGTCATCCGGGCGGCGAACCGCTCTTCTAGGTCGGTGAACTGTTGCCGGACCTCGGGCCGGTCGATAACGGGAATCTCCTCGTCGAGCTCCGCGCCGATTTCGGCGAGCTGCGAGACGCCGGTATCGAGGCCGAACTTGCAGAGCTCAAGGAAGTCCGCGCCCACCCCGCTCGCCAGCACCCGCTGCGACACAAGGCCGCCCCCGAGCCACTGAGACAGCATCCGCTCGAGAAGCTGCCCGCTCACGATGGCCTTCGCGGCGGCCGCCGACTTGAGCCCGAACGGGGATTCGTCCATTCGCCGCAGGATGTCCCGCGCGGCCTCGGCCTGGGCCCGCCGCACCTTGCGGTAGATTTCCAGCGTCTCGGGGAGCTCTTCGCGGAAGGGCGACCGGTCCTCGGGTGACGCCGACTTGCGGCGCTCGTCGGCGGCCTCGATTGTGGCCTCGCTGGGCGGGTCGGGGTACGCCTTCGCCCACAGGCCCGCCATCGTCTCGCCCTTCACCTTGTCGCCGCAGCACGGGCAGTCGGGGCCGTGCGACTTCTCGGCGGGCTTCTCGGAGATGATGCTTACCGTCGTCCACTCCTCGCCGTCGCCGTCAACCGTTACGTCGCCGACCTTGCCGGCCTCAAGCGGGGGGGATTGTACAGAACTGTACAGGTTCTCAAATGTGTCTCGTATTTCAGCCGGGGGCATCCCCGGAAAGGCCGCCAGCGCGATACGGATTGCGGACTCTTTATCAATCGAGCCCTCGGAAACCCTGTCAACAATGGAGAGCAGCGCCTCGATCTGCGCGCCGTTCAGAGACGCCTTGGCTACGTCCTGCGCCGGTTTCTCTGCCTCGGATTCACCCCCGCCGATCATCGGCATCCCCGGCCCCTGCAATCCGAACCCGAACCCGCCGCCCGCGGGCATCTTCGCCTGCTCGTCGAGCGCGTCAACGCTGATACCGTTGAACCGGAACACATCTCCGCCCTCGGTCGGGTCGTAGCCAAGCTCTTGCCGCAGCTCGTTCGTGGTGATCTGGCCGGCACTCGCAAGCGACACAAGCCGCGTGGTGTTGGCGGCAACGTCCTCGGGCACGAACGATTGGTCGGGGGCGACGCACCAGCCCTCGGTCTCGGGGAAGGCATCCCACAGCACGCCCGTCCAGAACTCGGCCTCGGCCCCGACGCGCGGCCCGATGGTCCGCAGCATGTACTGCCGCTGCCCCGTCACCGACGACGCGAGGTTTGAGTCGTTCAGGAAGACTTCGGCCTCGGGAATCTTGAACGACGCGAGGATCGCCCGGATGCGGTTCTCGTTGATCGTCTCGTGCCCGAGGTCGCGCGGGGGGTGCTGCAAGACCTCTACGTTCGCCTTGCTGTTGCCGATAAACAGCACGCGCCCGGCGTGTTGCACGCCCGCGTAGCGGCTCTCGTACTTGCGCTCAATCGCCTCCTTTTCCTCGCGGCCGATCGTACCCTCTACGTTGATGACCATGCCCGGGCGGGCCTCGTTGTCGAGCATCGCCTGCATGTACTGGATGAGCGAGAGGTATACGTCGTGTTCGGCCTTGAACCCGGCCCACGGGGGGCGGCCCCGCATGGGGTTGAGCGGGTCGCTCTGCCACTTCGACGCCCACACCTCGCGCTCGTCGAGCGTGATGATGCTCGATCGGTCGCGTCCGTAGTGGTAGCCGCGGACCATCTCGGAATCGGACGCGAAGGGCGTCACCCATTGCGAGAGCAGCAAGTGCAGGAAGGCGATGTTGCGGCCCTGCCCGCGCGTCTCCAAGAGCTCGCCGCTCGAGTTGCCCGCGACGACGAACGAATCGCCGACAAGCCCCTCGAACTTGTGGCGGAGCTGGCGGAACGCGGCCTGCCCCTGGTACGGGTTGGGCATCTCGAGCAGGTCGAGGAATGGGTGGTTCGTGACTTCGACCATATCGCCCGCGGCCTCGGCGATGTTGCCGACCTTGGACGAGAACGGCACGACGCCCTCGCGCAGCCACTTCTGCCGGGACAGGCTGACCCGCTCCCCGCCGGACGCGGGCTTGTACAGTCGCAGGGGCACCGCGGCCGCGTCCTCGGCGATGCGGGTGCTGCACAGGTCCACCCAGGCGACGTTGCTGGCCGCGTACTCGATAGCCTCGATGTCGGTCGAGCCGACATGCCGCTGCTGGTCCGAACGGGTCATCGTGGCGGACACGAAAGCGTCGATGCTCTGCGCCTTGCCGGCGATCATGCCGCGTAGTTTGCTCAGCATGTCTGCCACATCCTTTCATCCGCAGCCGGGCTAACGGGCTGGGAGTCGAATACTTCCACCTCTGCGGCAACGCCACCGTCTAGGTGCATCGTCGCGTACCTGACCGCATCGGGCATGTGGTCGTCGCCGTCCTTCGGCCTGTCGCGGAGAACGCCGCCCGCGTCGGGCTTCCACTCGTACGACTCAAACTCCCGTATCAGATTGACGCACACCGGGTCAACCGTAAACCTAGGCAGTTTGTCGCCCTGCACGGTCAAGCGGTCCTGAATCAACTGGATGCCGTGCATGATCGACCCCTTACCCTTCTGCGCGGGCACCGCGTGCAGGCCGGCCCGGTTCATCATCTCAATCAGGCCGGGCTCGGCGGAGTCCACCACGACCGTCGCCTCCTCGCCGGCGACCATCGCGGCGACGCGGGCAACCTGCTCGGTCGGGGTGAGCTGTGTTTCGTACACCTCCTCGGAGGCGTGCATCCGGCGATCGCTGTCGATGTGCAGGCGCACCGCCGCGAAGGGGTCGGTGTACCCCGAGTCCACCCCGATAATCAGCCGCTTAGGCGGCCTTGAGTCCTCGCGTACATGCACATCGCGGTTCCACCGATCGAAGACGAGCCCATCGGAGCCGACCCACTTGCCGAACCAGTACCGCTCGCGTGCGACGCCGGTGAGCGCCCGCAGCTCGTCAAAGAACTCGGGCGGGTTGTGCCAATTCTGTGACGCCGGCGCGACGATGCGGCGGTGCCCCTTCTCGGGCTCGGACCCGGCCGCGATGCCGAACCGCCGGGCGAGGTAGTGGCGATCGGAGGCGGGGTTGCAGATGCCGCCCTTCTGGATCGTCATACCGGGAATCTTGAGACGCACGGACAGGGCGATCTGCAACATGACGGGCTCGGGGATTTCAACCCACTCCTCGAACCACGCGCCCGAGAGGTTCATCGACGAGCCGCGGCCGGTCGAGCCGAACTGGCGTGATACGTCGCCCTGATCCATGCCGTTGTAGACAATCTCGCCGCCGCCGTGCATCTTGATCGTCTTGGTCGTCTGGTTGTGCGTGTAGGTGCCGGGGGTCAGCACGGGCGGGGCAACGCCGTCGCCCTCAAGCATCGTGCGGATGAGCGTGGTCCGCAGGTCGATGAGCTTCTGCCGGTACACGCCCTCGCGGGCACCCGGGTTCTGCGCACGCATCGCAATCTTTGTGGCCATGCCGCGCGTCTTGCCAGAGCCGCGGCCGCCGTCCGAGAGCAACCACGGGTCATCTGATACGACGAACTCGTATTGATGGGGGAGCAACCGGATTTCTTGGACCTCAGGCATCGCCGTCACCGTCCAGCGGGTTCCACCCCTCGGGGGGCTCGTCTTTCACGATCCGCTGCATCGACACCTTGAGCTCGCCAGTGTGGTGCATCGCGTCGGGCACCTTGCCGTCGGTGCGGTCGATGATCTCTTTGAAGTACCGGAAGTCGCCCTGCATGGCGTGCTCTATCGCCTGCATCGCCATCTTCTCGGTGATCTCGCCGTTGTTGTCCTTGAGCAGCCGCTTGAGTACGCGCGTGAGGCCGCCAGCGCCAACGGGCTTCCCCGCGGGATTGCCGCTCTGGCCCGGCTTGAACTGGGTGTCTTCCTTAGGCACCGTGGGCCTCCCTGTGCGAGCTGCCATAGTCCCGCATCGCCTTGTACACGGCCTCGCGGTCCTCGGACGATAGGACATTCGCCGCTATCCACGCCTTGCCGACCGAGTGCGGGACGAAGTAGACGACCTCGGGGCACTCGACCGCAAGCCAGTGGTGGTTCGGATCGCCCTTGTGCCGCTTCGGGCTGTTCATGGATTTGTCACGCATCATCGGGCCCTACTCCGCGCCCTTGAGCGGAACCCGCCAAGCGAGAACTGGCTGTCTAGCTCAAACGCCTCGAGCGTGCCGGCGGCCGTCATCCGCATCCCCTGGGCATCGAAGTCCCGGCTCTGCGCGTGGCCCGCCCCGTACATCCACACATGCACGAACACCGCGGGGTCTTCGGTCGGGTGGACGAACGCGAGCAGGTCGATGTCACCAGCCGTGGCGTTGCTGATCGCACGGTCTTCGACCAACTCGAACGATGCCGAGGCCGTATCCCAATCCGTCACCTCGTCGATGCGGAGCCGGGTCGCGCCACGCCACCAGTAGTTGAATCGGTTGTCAACGCCAACGTCATTCGCCACGAGCAGACCGCTCGATGAGGCTGCGTTGCGTTCGTACCCCGCAGGGTTGTAGCCCCGCATGAGGAAGAGCTTGCCCGAGGCGGGACCACCGGGGCCCCAAGTCAGCACCGCGAAGTCCTCAACGGCAGAGTCGGGCAGGGAGGGGATGGCGTTCGTGCGGAGCGTCGTCCCGTTGTGGTGGTACAGGTTCCAGGTCACGCTGTCGTCGGAGAAGTCGATCAGCCTCGAAACCGCGACGCACTCGCCAGCCGTGGGGCCGGACGGGTCGAAGTTGCGGAGGTCAAAGATCGCGTCAAAGCACGATTCTTCCTGATCGCTGTCCCCGCCGAGGTTGCCGTGCAGCAGGGAGCCGCCTGAGGCAATCGCGGCCATCAGGTCATCGCTGTCGCCGCTCATTCTCGGCGTGCCGTTGGTGCCCCGCGATGTGGGGTTCGCACCCATCTGATCGCCGTTGAGCGAGTACAGCGTCGTGTTCGCCGGGTCGTAGATGCCAACGTGTGCGGAGGTCGGCACCCGGTTCGGCTCGCCCGCGTCGTCGATGTTGCGGAAGACGCGGAACTTGAGGGCACCGTAATCCTCGGCACCGCCATGCTCGCGGGCACTCTGTATGCCCCGCCCCCGCATGAGGTCGAGGTACAGGCGGGGGCTATCCGCACCGTCTCCGGGCTTAGCCCAGAAGTCTGACTGATCGAACGCCCCGTCAAGGTCGCCGTCCTGATCCAGAATGACGAGGTTCACGTTACCGGCGCGGCACGCCACGAGGGGAATGCCGTTGATGACCGAAATGTGGTCGTACCCCGTGTTCTGGCTCGCGTCTTCCTGCGAGGTCGAGGGGATCGTGTCTGACTGGCCCGCGTTCTCGCGGTCGCCCGCGAAGGCGAGCAGCGTCCCGTCGCTCAACTGCGTGATCGAGGTCGTATCGTGGTCGTCTTGAAGGTCTGCGTCGCCCGTAATGACCTCGCCGTACCGCGTGGTCCCCGCCGCGTGCATCTGCTTGCGGCCCGACTGGATGCCCGAGACGATCAGCTCGCCCTTTTCGGTCGTGAACCCCGAGGCGTTGAAGTGGATGGGGACGCCAAGGGCTTTCGAGGGCCCGGCGATCTTGATGCCGACCATCCGCTGATTGGTGTCGGGCGTGACGACGATCGTGTGATTGCCCGCCGTCAGCTCTACGTCGCGTGCGTCGTCGGCGTAGTCGTCGTTGCGGCCCCAAGTGAACGGATCGAAGGTGCGGGTGATCGCGCTCCCGCCGTCCACCGTGAACGACCACTCGTGCTTTGCGTTCGGGTCGCCGTCGTAATCCTCATCCTCGCGGAAGACGGGGCACACGGAGTAGACCCCGCCCACCTCTGCCGTGATCTCGCAGGTCGCCCCCGTCGCGGAAGGCATGAGGTCTTTCGTGGGCCAGTACGCCGCACTGCCTTGCCCCACTGTCTTGCGGGGGTTGACCCACGCCACCTGCGAGGATGTCGCGGCAAAGAAGTTGTCGATCTCGTCGGAGGTCATCAACCGATTGAGCATGAACCACGGGCCGCCGCTGCCGATGACCGGACGCTCACCCGCACCGAACGCACCGTACCGCGTCCCCCAGCCGGAGCCGCTGTCGTAGTCGGGGCCCGCAGAGACCGTGCCCGTGTGCTCGTAGGCCATCGCCAGCTCGGTGCCATTGACATACGCCTCGCAGGTCGTCGCCGATGTCGCCCCGTCGTAGCCCTCAAAGACGCCCTGCACGACGAACGCAACGGTTCCCGAGTTGAGAGCCGCAGCCGAGCCCGAACGGCAAACGAGCGTACCGCCGGGGCAGAGCAGGCGACTAAAGATGCGAGCGTGATCGCCGGGCGTTGAGGGGTAGCTGCCGTTCGACTTGGTGAACCGCAGCTCGTGACCGAAGTAGCTGCCGGAACTGCCGTTGGTCGTGCCGAAGAATTGGGGCGCGTTGCTCGGGGCGGATGTCTGATTGAAGACGCCCGCGAAGCAGTACGGATCGCCGAGGCCGGGCCGATAGAAGCTCGTGTCGGCACCGTTGATCTGGTAGTGCTCTTTGGTGGAGCCGTCGCCGAGCGGGACCGATCGGGAACCGTCCGCACCCGATGCCGCCGTGAGCAATGAGGCCCCGTATGTGGGATCGCTGCTCTGGGCCGATCCCGCAAGCGTCCTGCGGAACAGGTTGCCCGAGCAGGGCGGGCCGAGCATTGGGGCGTACCCGGCAGGCAGTGTCGGCAGGCGATCCGCCCACCCGCAGGCGAACACGATGTCGTTGCGGTCGATGCCGTCGAGGGCCCGAGCTAGCACAGGTACATGGGTTGCCATAGTCAGAGCCTCGATTCGGGGCCGCGCTCGCGGCGGAACATGGTCAGGGCGTAGTCGTTCTTGGCGAGGAGGCTCGCGTAGGGGCTCGTCGGCTCGTCGGTCAGCACCAGCGATCGCACGCTCTCGGCCATCTCGATGTGCTCGGCGACCTCGGCGGACGCCATCCACTCAAGCGACTCGGCGGCGAACGGATCTTCGTCGGGGTTCCACACGAGGATGTCACGCACGCCCATGCGGACGAGCGAGACGAGCTGGCGGAGCCACAGGTTGCGGCCGACGATGAGCGGGTCGTAGCGGGCCGCCCGGCCGTAGAACGAGGGCGAGGCGATCCACGGCTTGAACGCCTGGGCGTCGCGGGCGTGGGCCTTGGCGATGTTGAGGTTGTGAATCAGCTTGTAGAACGGCACGTCTTCGGCCGGCAGCCGCATGATCTTGTTGAACAGGTTGCCGCCGTGCCGCAGGTACATATAGGGGGCGGCGTGGATGCCCTTGCGGGTCGTCGCGGGCATCGGGTGCCCGTTTTCCTCGAGCAGTCCCCCGACGCGCACCGCGTGGCTCAGCGCAACCGGCCGGTCGATGCGGGGCTCGCCCGAGTACGCCGCGATGGCCGCGTCGAACAGAGCGGCCTCTTTCCGCACCGTGTCTTCGAGGCTGTCGCGGAAGAGCTCGCGGTAGGCCATCGTTGCGGGGCCGTGCGTGTCTTGGGTGGAGACCTTGCCTGACCGCAACGCCTCGGCCTGCTCGGGGGTCGCCCGGCCCGAGCTGATCCACTGGTCCACCCATTGGGGCCATTGGTCCGGCGGCAAGTGCCATATGTCCATACCGCCTTCTTGATCGGAGGCGTAGAACTCGAGCGCCTTGGGGTTGAGCTTGGCGGCTTCCTGCGATGCGTCGATCCACTGGCTGACCCGGGAGCCGTCGATGTCCCCGTCGCGGTGCGGGACGGGCCGCCACTTGTACGAGTGCTGAAACCGGATGGCGACGGTTTCGGGCCCGATGTTGCGGACCTCGTTCACCCCGTCGGGGCGGAGTCGCACCGAGCCCATCACGCGGAAGCTCTCGGGCAGCTTCTCGGCGAGGCCGTGGTCATCCCACAGGTGGAACCGGGTGGTGGTCACGGGTTGCCCCCACGGGCCGCCAGCACTTCCTGCATGATCGCCCGCATCTCTTCCCGGCTCGGCACCCGCGCGGCAACCTCGCGCATGTCGGCGATGTCTTTGCGCAGCTCGCCTATCTGCTCGGCGAAGTACAACTGATCCCGCCGGGCGTCTACCGCGGTGTAGCGGCTCGCCTCGATGGTCGTGAGGCGCATCTTCATGGCCGTCCGCTCGGATGTCGAGCTGCGGATGTCGGCCTGAATCGCGTCGAGCTGGGCCTGCCCTTGGTACAGGAAGAAGGCGCACAGGGAGAGCAACGCGCTTACGAGCCAGTTGAATACGGCCTTCGGCGTGATGGGGTTGTAGAGCTTGGGCTGCCCCGTACCCCCGACTGGCGTGGTCGTCGTCTCCAAGACTGTCACCCCTTCACCGAAGACCGGGCGGCGATGACCTCTTTCACCTTGGCGGTGACCTTGGGCCCCTGGGCCTTCTCGATGGCCGCGCGGGTGTCGGGGTCCGCGTTGGCGATAAGCCCCGACTTCTCGAGCGAGAGGATGATGCGCTCCTTCGCTTCCTCCTCCTCGCGCCGGCGGGCGTTGGCGTACCCCCTGGCGATGGCGGCGAAGAGCAGGCCGGGCCCGCCGAACCCCGCGGCGACGCCGCCGATGAACTCGGCCCACTGTGCGTCCTCGGGGCCACCGGCGGCGAGGGCGGCGTTTGCCTGCTCGGAGACGCGGCCGACCTCGGCCTGTGCCTTGTCGAGCGCGTCGGCGGCGAAGGCGAGGTATTCGTTGTCGCCGGCGGCGTTGGCCGATGCGACCTCGCCCTGCCAGTAGGCGACCTGATCCTCAGCCCTGTCGAGCGCTTCGGCGGTCTGCTCGAAGGAACCGGCACAGCCGGCGGTGACGAGCGATGCCCCGACGACGAGCGATGCGATGCGATTACGGTACTTCATACGTCCTCCAAGTAGGATTCTACCGCGTCGCGGTCGTTTCCTGAATGTTTCAGTTGTTTTTGAAATGTCTGACAATTGAACAAGGCCCCTATCAGAGCGTTGATAAGGGCCCGTGCACGATCGTATTCGTGTGTGTCGAGCTCGATTGCGAGCAGGCCGTCGAGCTCGGACGCTATGCCGCGTACCAGGTTGGTTTCCGCCTGCTGCATGGCTACCCCCTGTGCATTGTACGGCAATCGCGTGCGTCATACCACGGGCGGGGCAGCGATGCAAGGGGGAATCCGGGATTAGTCTGATTTACCGGCGAGCCTGTCGAGCTTCCTCGGGATGATCGCCCACCGCTCGACCTCTTCGCGGAGGAGAACCCATATGCCGCCGCACTTCCTGCCGTCGAGCCTGTTGTTTTTGACGAGCCAGTGAATCTGCTGGATCGTCACGCCGCCCATGTGCGCGGCCTCGGCGATGGTGACGATGTGATCCCTGGGGTCGCCCTTGATGGGCTCGGCGTCGGCGGTCGTCTCGAGCTCGTGATCGCGCAGGCGCTTCGCAGTGCGGTAGGTCGTCGCGCGAGACCCCTCGGCGAGCGGTGGCGGGTCGGGGTTGCCGCCGGCGATACTGGATACGAACTCGGCCATACCCGATCATACACCGCGGCCGATCGCGTGCAAGATTTCCACGCCGGATTCCACGGCTGAGCGCCGATTGCAGGTGCCGCCGCGTGATCTTCACTGGCATACCGATTCCCGGCCCACAGAGCCCGCGTGACGGCCGCGAGCCCCGAAAAGGTGTGACGGGTCCACTTCGGCCCCAAACGCCCTAGGGGCGGGTCTGTGTCGATTTCTGGCGGACGGCGTTGGTTTCGATGATTTCGGGCCGTGATCCGGGCCGCCAAGGCCCCCGCCCCCCTCGCGCACGCGAGGACAACGTAGTTGCCTTTAGGAGAGTTGTATATAGTAGGGATCGCCGAAATTCCCCATATATTCCCCATATATTCCCCATATATTCCCCATATAGGGCATACTTTGTTTGGTATGGGAATCGGGGGTTTGGGGGCGGCTGCGGGGTCATCGCTTTGGATGGCGGAAATTGTTTGAGATTCTTTGGGTGTATCGCTTGTGTTTGCCTCATGCGTGCCGTACGGTATGGCCGAGATAGATACCTGACACCCACCCCGAAAGGAACCATATGGACACGAACTCAACCGACTGGCACAACCGGCCCCTTTACGTTCTCGTTCACGATGGGGGCTTCGGTGACGCCGTGCCCGCTATGGACGGAGAAAGGGATATGGGCATGGTGATCGGCGACGAACGGCAGGCCATCGCCGAGGCCAAACGCCAGAATGA